ATGAGCAACTTCTACTGTGCAGCCCCCTGGCGCGGCCTGCACATCAATCCCCGTGGTGATGTCAAAACCTGCTGTGCTGGCAACCCCAACATGCTGGGCAACCTCAATTCACAGTCAATTGAACAAGTACTCAACTCAGACTTAATGACTGAAATACGTACCAGTCTAGCACAAGGACAGGCACATGACTACTGCTCAAACTGTGTGCAGGCTGAACGCTTTGGCGCAGATTCAGAACGGCAATGGCACAACCGTGTCAATCCTGACTTTGATTTTGCTGGCGCAGGTGATCAATACCATTATCCCGTAATAGTAGATGTGCGCTGGAATACCACTTGTAATCTCAGTTGCAACTACTGTGCCGAAGCATGCAGTTCAAAGTGGGCCAGCATCAAAAACATACCTTTCCGATCTGGCGCAAGACCCTACTATGAACAGGTGTGCACCTTTATTGAACAGCACTATGAACATATACACGAAGTTGCACTAGTGGGTGGTGAACCATTGCTATTGCCTGAAAATGAACGACTGTTAGATGTCATACCAGACACAGCCATTGTCACTTTGATCACAAACTTGAATGTTGACTTACAAAAGAACAAGATATTCCGCAAGTTAGCACAACGTCAACGAGTTGGGTGGAGCATGAGTTTTGACAACATAGGTGATCGTTTTGAATATGTGAGACACGGTGGATCATGGACCGTACTACAAGAAAATTTAAAAACAATCCAGGCTTTAATGAAGTCACACGATCACTGGGGCGGCATTCATGCAGTTTACAATATCTACAATGCCACACGGCTGGTTGAGTTAAAACAATTTGCCAAAAACACAGGCGCCACAGTGCTGTGGCAAAATTTGTTTCAACCTGAATATCTTGATCCATTCTTGCATGGGCCTGCAGTGGCCCAATTGGCTGCTGAAGAAATTGGGCAATTGTATTCAATGAACATTGCTACAACTGCAGAACGACAATTTTTTGATCAAGCATTGAGTAAATACGATTCTATTGTTGCTGCACAGCCCGGCATTGTTGAACAATTTAAAAAACACATACATGATATTGAAACACTGTATCATCCTGACACACAAGGTCAGTTTAATCAATTGTGGCCTGAATTAGCAGAGAGCATGATATGATTGCACCAAGTAAGAACTTAGAAACAGTGTTGGTCAAAGCACCACACCGCAAAGAAGTTTATACCGAACAAGAACTGATTGAATTTGCAAAATGTGCAGATCCTGTGACAGGTCCACTGTTCTTTATGGATAACTTTTTCTTTATTCAGCATCCCACACGCGGCAAGATGCTGTATCATCCGTTTGAATATCAAACCAGACTGATTGAAACATATCACAACTACAGATACTCAATAAGTCTAATGCCTCGACAAACAGGCAAGTCAACATCAGCAGCCGGTTACTTGTTGTGGTATGCAATGTTTGTGCCAGACTCAACTATTCTGGTGGCCGCACACAAGTACACAGGTGCGCAGGAGATCATGCAACGTATACGCTACGCATATGAACTGTGTCCAAATCATATTCGTGCAGGTGCCACCAGTTACAACAAGAACAGTTTGGAATTTGAAAACGGCAGTCGTATAGTTGCACAAACCACAACAGAAACAACCGGACGGGGTATGAGTATTTCACTCCTGTACGCTGACGAATTTGCGTTTGTGCGACCCACTATTGCCCGAGAGTTTTGGACTTCTATTTCGCCCACACTGGCAACTGGTGGTAAGGCTATTATCACAAGTACTCCCAATTCTGACGAAGATCAGTTTGCGTTCTTGTGGAAAGGTGCCAACAAGACTGAAGACGAACATGGCAACACCACTGAACTGGGTATCAACGGATTCCGTGCATTTAGAAGCAACTGGCGTGAACATCCTGACAGAGATGAAAAATGGGGTGCTGAACAACTGGCACAACTGGGCGAGGACCGATTCCGACGGGAAATGGAATGTGAGTTTGTTATCAATGACGAAACATTAATTGCTCCTACCAAATTGCTGGACTTGGAAGGGGTAGAACCCATGCGTCGTACAGGGCAAGTACGTTGGTACAAAACTCCAGTAAAGGGCAAGATATACATTGTGGCACTAGATCCCAGCCTGGGCACAGGTGGCGACCCTGCTGCTATACAGGTGTTTGAAGCAGATACCACAGAGCAAGTGGCCGAATGGCGACACAACAAAACAGACATTCCCACGCAGGTCAAACTGCTGGCTGATATTGTAAACGAACTGTACGAAATCACCAAAGACGACAAAAAAATCTACTACAGCATTGAAAACAACACCATTGGCGAAGCTGCCCTGATCTCAATAAACGAGTACGGGGAAGAGAATATACGAGGTTACTTCTTGAGTGATAACTCAGTAACAGGCACAACTGGGCGTAGATTCCGCAAAGGATTCAATACTACAAACCGAGCCAAACTCACTGCCTGCAACAAGTTCAAAATCCTTGTGGAGTCTGGGCGTATGCGACTGTACAGCAGGCCCTTGATCTCAGAACTTAAAACTTTTGTTGCGTCCGGTGGTAGTTATGCTGCCAAACCTGGAGAAACTGACGATCTTGTGATGAGTTCACTATTGGTGGTGCGCATGCTGATGATGTTGCAGACTTATCATGTAGAATTAGACACACAAATGAAAGATCACGGCGATAACGTTATTGAACCAATGCCGTTCATATCAATGCTGCGCTAAATACACAACTATGACAATGGAAGCATTACCTCAAGATCTAGCAGATTTCTTGGTCACACGCAATTTTGACCCAGAATATTTTGACGCACAGGGCCAGCCCGCAGAAGCAGGCGACGCCAAAACTATGAAATTCGACTATGTTTCAGGTTCAGGCAAAAACTACGGCACTGCTGTGATCGTAATTGCTGACGATGAACTCAGTTTGTTCTACGGTGACAACCTGGGCCGTGGCATGGAATCAGAAGACAAAGATGAGTGGTACAGTTTTCTAGAACAACTCAGCAACAAAGCAGCCAGTCATTCAGCCTCATGGAGTCCCAGAGATATCAACCAACTCAAACATACACTTGCTGGCATTGCCGCCATCAAAGAAGGCTTGTTTGAAGGCTACTACGGCAATAAGAAAGTCAGTTACATGGGTGAACAAACTCAAGCCAGACTGGTGATCAATCACAATCGTGTGTTGGGCGAAGATGACAAGAGGTATCGCTATGTGGAAAGTTTGTTTATTGAAACTGCTGACCAAGAACGCTTTAGACTGCCATTTAAAAGTTTGGCAGGTGGTAGGGCCATGCTGGAACATGTGCGATCAGGAGGCCGCCCGTATGATGTACGTGGCAACCACATCACAGAAGTTGTGAGTGAAATGGCTGTGTTGAGTCGTTTCAATCGTGCGCAACACCATCGTGTGTACGAAGGTGTCACACAAGAGCTTGTGGAAAGCGCAAGACAATACTATCACAACCTACAAGAAACAATCAAGCATCTTGGCAGCCCACGTGGCTATCAAGCATATTTTGAAAGCTGGGCTCCTGATCACGTTGGTGAAGCAGAGAGCTTGGTAGAAAATCTACGCGACCTGTTTGTGGAACAAACACTGGATGCTAGAATTGAAGCTGCCTTGCCCACACTGGCCAAGATACAACAACAAGGAAACAACATGAAAGAAGCGCAAATATTTGAAAACTGGATCAACAATCTCAGTGAAGGCACCTGGGCATTGCCAGAAACCCCTGAGCAAATGGAAAAACTCAATCAGTTGATGAGTGCTGAACTCATAGTTGGTCCTGATGCCACCAATGCCACTGAACAGTTGTATGACATTGTGGGCGATGACGAATTGTTTGACATTCTCAACGACTTGGCTGACAAGAGCGAAGGCCGTGCCAACTGTTGGGACGACTCAGATGTACAACGTAGACTGGCCGAACTGGGTATTCAAACTCCTCAAAGCACTGAAGCAGAACCTGCTGATGTGCCACAAGACACAGCACCTGAGGTGAAAGAAGGCCTGGCACAAGACGAAGCCGAAGAAGAATACGGCGGATGGCGAGCAGAATTAGTGAATCAAATAAACTACAACACGTTTGAAGTTGAGGTAACAAATGCTAGATCAAAAGAATCAGCAAATTTTATTATACGTCCAGTGGATATGGTATCTTATGGACCAACACTGTCAGTAGAAACCTTTGATGTACATGACTTACAAACTGGTCAAACACAAAGTTGGACCAATGATGACCCGGCGCCTGAGGGCCCTATTGCTTATGCAATTAGTGCGTTGTTCTATGATGAAAAACCACTTCAAAAGGCACTCTGGAACATTGTTGATACCCATAACAAAAAAGGTCAAGACAAGTTACCAGGCCTGGACCAACGCCGGAGCATAGGACAAGAAGTTGGCATTGATGATTATGTTGATGCAGGCGAAAAGACTCAAGCCGCAATGGCTAAAATGAAAAAAGGCATGGCGGAAGGTGACAACATGAGTACATTTGTGGAAAGCAATGAATTGGCTCGCATGCTGAAACACGCTGGCGTACCCATTAAAGAAGGTGTGTTGACTGATAGTACCGGCAGCACACTAGATCACATCCAAAACACATTCAAACGTGATGTCAAGGACTTTGCCCAGTCTGGTGAAATGAGTGATGCGTTGTATGATGTATTGTATGACTACTACTTTGATGACATGCCTTATGGTACAAAGAAGGCTCGCACAGGCGATCCTCATGAGTGGATAGCAGATCGCTTTGCTCAAGACGTTGGCATTGACGAAGGAGTACTGGGCACCGTTGGCGGCGCAGCCCTGGGCAGCATGCTGGGCGGACCAATCGGTGCTGCTGTGGGCGCAACTGGCGGTCAAGAAATGACCAAAGGTGGGTCCAGCATAATCGAAGGCTCCTGCAACATGACCATGGAAGGTGAGTACTGCCCAGAACACGGTTTGATGGAATGTGGCAGCATGGAAGAAGATGGTGGTGCAGTAGGCATGCCCTACAGCATGGGCGAAGCACAAGCACCACAAGACCCAATCAACTACAATGCCGCTATGACCGGAAGTTACTACGAAGGCAAAGAAACCGATATCCAAGAAGGCGATGCACTTCTGGCAAGAATAAAATCATTGGCTTTGCTCAGATGATATAAATACACTTGACACGTAGACAAAAAGCGCATATACTACTACAGTGTTTGCGCTTTTTCGTTTGTGTATCACAGGCAACAAAGATCTAAACATTTAGATAGGCAACATAACATAGGCAACTTACTAAGGAGAAAAACTATGGCATCATTAGCAGAAATCAGAGCAAGACTACAGGCAGCAGAGGGCAACAAAGGTGGGCAATCCACCGGTGGAGACAATTCAATTTATCCACATTGGAACATGGAAGAAGGACAAAGTACCACACTGCGATTCCTTCCCGATGCAAATACAAAAAACACATTTTTCTGGCAAGAACGAGCAATGATTCGTTTGCCTTTTGCTGGCATCAAAGGCGAAGGGGATAGCAAGCAAGTGTACGTGCAAGTACCTTGTGTGGAAATGTGGGGCGACGCCTGTCCCATCTTGGCAGAAGTACGCACCTGGTTCAAGGACAAGAGCCTTGAAGAAATGGGTCGCAAGTACTGGAAGAAACGCAGTTACATCTTTCAAGGCTTTGTGCGTGAGAACCCACTGAGCGAAGACAAGACTCCAGAAAATCCCATCCGACGTTTCATCATCGGACCACAAATCTTTGCCACCATCAAGGGTGCGCTGATGGATCCTGAACTGGAAGAAATGCCCACAGACACCCTGCGTGGCCTGGACTTCCGTGTGTCAAAGACTAGCAAGGGTGGATATGCTGACTACAGCACAAGCAAGTGGGCACGTAAGGAATCAGCATTGACTGAAGCAGAACAAGCGGCAATTGCTACACATGGCTTGTTTGACTTGAGCACATTCCTGCCCAAGAAACCCGGCGACGTGGAGTTGAAGGTGATCAAAGAGATGTTTGAGGCATCAGTGGATGGACAACCTTACGACACAGAACGTTGGAGTCAGTACTTCCGTCCTGCAGGTGTACAAGCACCAGGTGGTGCTGGAGCCGCACATGCGGATG